TTCTCATATTATCAATATGACAATTATACATATGATGAGTTTTGGTTTAATGTATCTGGTTGGTGGGAAGATACCCATTCATTAGATTCTAATGCAGAACCTTACGAAGAAACATTTAATAACCCGTACGAAGGGGTTTATTTTTTCTACGCATCTATTGATGTAGATTGGAATGGTAACGGAACTTATGATTATTATGGTTATATGACCAACTTCCCAGCAACATGGGCAGAAGGTTTTGAATATAGTGAAGAAGACGGAATGCGTCTGGAGGAGGAATGAAAGCACGTGAGATGCTCATTCTGACAAATATGTTAGCGAAAATTATATCAGAAGTAGATGATTTAAAAGCAATGATTAGACAAGCAGTTAATGATGATTTTAAAGAACACTACGAAGGTGAGGAGGAATGATTGAATGGATAGATATATTAACAATGATGGGAATAGTGATGGCAGGACTATCAATTGTGGCTGCTTTCGCGGTACTTGTGAATTTTGCGCGCCGAGCATTAAGAAGAGTAATAAAACCCAAGTTAATAGTGCAAAAGAAAACAAAGGAGGAGAAACCAATTATGAGTAAAGATACAGCAAGTGAAGGAGTAACATTTAATGACATATTTATGTTTATGATTGCAGTGCCATTAGTTTTACTCTGGGTAGGTTTTGCAGGTTTCGTTATACACAGCGGATTGCAAGACGACTCTGTTCTTGAACAAATTGAAGGGTATACAACTTTAATAGCTATTTTAGGTGGGCCAGCCCTTCTAATTATTAAAGATGCTTTGGATGTTTGGAAACAAGAACAAGCTGAGAAAACAGCATTTTATAAAATAAAAGCACAAGCAGTTATTGATTATAATGATGCAGCTCAGCAACAAGCCCAGATGATAGAAGCAAAGGCACAAGAACAAGAACATAAAATGGAGTCCAAGAAATAAGGAGGAGTAAACTATGGTTAAAGACACAGAACTAAAAGGTGAACACTTTAGCAAGAACAACCCTGACATGATGTTAGATTTTGCTAAACCTAGCAAAGCGGAAATAGATGCGATGAATTATAAAAAACCAATCACATCTTATAAAGACGTACAAAAACCTAACACAGCAGGGGAACGTCCAATATATATGGATGGTAGTGACGTAATGACACACCCTAATACAGATTTTGTAGCAGATAAAAAGAATTACGCACCCGGTTCAAAAAGAAATACACTGTAAAGATATATGCCAAAAAAGAAAAAAGGTAAGAAGGTATACAAGAAGTATAGATAATAGAAGAAATCTTTATATACTCCTAAGTTCTAATTATTAAGGGCGACCTCGTTAGGGCCAAGGCTCCACAGGACGGCATACGCCAGTGTCCAAGAGGTCAAACCCAATATGGAGATATCAACATATGAATGAAACAAGTAACAACACAGCAGAATCAAACAATACAGCTGATAACAATACCGCTGATGACGGTAACCTTACTGCTTTATTGGACACTGTAGAAGAATCTGGAATGTTAGATGCGTTAATGGATGACCCATTACTTATGGCATTAGCTGCAATGGTATTAGCTTTAGGTGCTTACGTCGCCTATACTGTACCAGCAGTTAAAGAATTAGTTTTTAAATACTTAAAGAATAACGAAGCCGAATTAATGGACATGTTAGACAAAAATTTAACAAAAGCACAGATGAAGGCTTTTGAAAAGTTGGATGAAACAGCACAAAAGCACGTAAAAGACTCTTTAGTTCGAAATGTATTGGTAACAGCATGGGATGAGAAAGACGACGAACTTGCAGCATTAGTCAAGTCTAAAGTTAAATCAGCCCTTGATGAAGGCAAAGCACTTTGAACGTAGAGGAATACGAAGAGCGAATACGCCAGAGGGTCGGAGAAAGCGAATATGCTAGGCATGAAGAGCTTGTCCGTCTTCTGGCACGCAATCTTGCTCTTGAAGACGTGCTTTGGGAAGAAATTACTTTACATCTTCGGGATGTTAACCGCAGAACAGAGCTCTTGCGACAAAGAAATTCAATCGTTCGTGACATACATACTGAATTCAGAGCGTTAAACATAGAAGTTCCCTCTTTAACTGAACAAAGAACAGAGGACTTCGCTAGCTTTTTAGGAGATTTAACAGATGACAACAGAGATGAAACACCTAACTCGAAGTCTGACGGGCAAAAGCGCGTATGATTCAAGAGAATTAGAGAATATATTCGAAAAGGTTAGACAAGATAAAGATAAAATGATAAAATTGGTACGTGCGTTCTGTGCGGCCTATCTTGTAGACCAAAAACAACGACCTCTTAAACTCAGACCACTCCAAGAAGAGATAATATTAGAATGTTTAACACTAAGAGATGATGGTAGACAGAAGAAAGTAGCAATATTAGCTCCACGTGGCAGTGGGAAATCGTTTGCATTGTCAGTAGCAGTGGTTATTTACATGTTTTTTAAGAGATTTAGAGATTTAATCTTTGTTTTAGCTCCATCAGAAGACCAAGCAGCTTTAATTTTCAATTATGTGTACCGACATATGGCAGATAGCCCTATTTTGGATAGCTTAGTAGAGAATTACAGGTTTCATAATAAACCAAGCATTACTATGAAAGGTGGTACCGTAATGAGGCGTGCTCCATTAGCGCCAACTAATCAGGGGCAAGCCATTCGTGGCCAGCACCCTACATTCTGTATTGTCGATGAAAGTCCACTTATTGATGACAATTTGTTTGTAGATAACGTAGAACCAGCGATAGTTTCAAATAGGGCCCCGTTCATAAATTTAGGTACACCAAAGTCAAAAGATAACCATATGTGGCGTTATCTTTATGATGATAACTATGCAGAATCCTTTACAAGACTGCATTTTACATGGCGTGACGCAGTGAAACATGGAATAGCTTATTCAGCACCCTACACTGAAGAAGAAATGTTAGAAAAGATGGTGGAATGGGGAGAAGATTCTATCTACTGGAGGACGGAATACGAATGTGAGTTTGTAGAAAGTGTAGCGAATGTATTCAATCCAGAAAAAATCAAAGCATGTTGTGACAACTATGAGCTTATTAGTCCCGAAAATCTGGTCCAAGGAGGAGAAAGTGATTTATCTATCACTGTTGGTGTTGACATTGGTAAGTCAGTTAATTCTACTGTTATCACTGGTTGGGTCTTGGAAAAGGGAGAAGAGAATAATATTGCAAGGCTTATTTATCTTGAAGAAATTAATGCTAGAACTGGTGGACATGATATACCATACCAGCGTGAACGTATTATGGTGGTTGCCAGAAAGCTTGGTGCAGGTAGGGTTATTATTGATGCCACTGGTATTGGTGGTGCTATTGAGCAAGATATTAGGATGGCGTGTATAAATGATTCTATACATTTTATACCGTTCGTTTTTACTGGCGGTCCAAAAGGTACTAAGACACAAGCGTACCGAGACTATCAATCTTTTATACAACAAGGTAGGGTTAGAATACCTAATCCAGATAATTTACCACCACATCAAGCAAAATTAGTGCATAAATGGATAAGAGAGCATATAGATTTAGAATATACAATGGATGTGGCTAATAAAACTGAAAAGATAGCAGCACCTGATAGTAAACATGATGATTATTGTGATAGTAGTGTAATAGGAATACACGCTACCTTATCAATGTTACCCTCTGGTGGAACATTTGGTAGTGCGAATGCAAGCAAAGGTCCACCACGTCGCATGATGAGAAGACAACAAGGCGCAGGATATAGTGGAGGAGGGTTATTTACTACACGTAGAAGCCCAAAATCATTTAAAAAGCCGGGTTTGAACGTTTAAAGTATAATAAAATGGGAAAAGCTTTATATACTCTATAATCGTAAACTATAAATAGCCATGTCGTTCGTAGACAATATCAGACGACGTTTCGCTTCCGTTGGCAGCGACCCAGTCGTAAAAGAGGATGACCCGCGCTCATTTGGAGAGGGTGTTATTAGACGCATTAAATTGCAAAATGCACAATTCTCAAGCGTGGGCAAGAAGTATGAAGAACATATAGGTAGTCCTAGAACTTATATGAATGTTTATTTATCAGACCCATTAGTAAGAAGTTTGATAGATTTACCCTGTTTTTATGCAGTTAAAGATAATTATGATATAGTTACTGAAGACGACAAGGTACGTGAAACAGTAGAAGAGATGTTTAGAGACATTAATGTTGAAAACACAATGTACAACTGGTTACGTAATGCACGTATATTTGGAACTGGTTATTTAGAATGGACTGGAGATAATTTAGTTTTACGTTCTAGTCAAAATATGTATGTGCAAAGAAACGAGCATGGGCAGATTTTATATTATTACCAAGATGTTGGTGAAGATAAAGAAAATGTCCGTTTCGAAGAAGAAGAAATCATAGAGCTTAAAAATAATCCTTTTGATGATTATGCTTATGGTTTATCTGATATACACCCTATTCTTTATTTAGTAGACCTAAAAGATTATGCAGAAAGAGATATAGGTGCAGCTTTAAATAAATATGCTACATCTAGATTTGATATATCTTGTGGTTTACCAGATATGCCTTATGGACCTGATAAAATAAATGAAGTAGTAGCTGCATTCAATGCTTTAGAGCCGGGAGAAGATATTATCCACGGTAATGATATAGAAATCAAAGAACTACAAGGTACACAAAGAGCATTTGAATATGGTAAGTATACAGATGATTTAATGGATAAAATTCACATGGCTTTAAAAGTTCCTAAGACTATGTGGACAGACCCAGACAAAGCAAGACCTATTTTTGAACCATATGTTAGATATTTACAAACTATGGTTGAAGCCGCTATGAACGCACAACTTATGCCTCAGTTAGAGGATGGTGAAGCTAAGTTCAGGTTTAGGCAAATTAATGTTGATGACGCATTCACTAAAGCTAAGACTGATATGATTTATCTATCAGAAGGAGTATTATCACCCGGTGAAGTTAGAGAAGAGAGAGGTTTAGACCCTGAAGGAGTTGTAGAATTAGATATGGAAACTTCTGAAGATGTTAAAGCATCTCCATTAGAAAAGAAGAGTGATAAGAATGCAAATATCTCTGGTGGAAAGAACGAGGATAAAAAAGAAGAATCCGCTAGAGCACAGAACAGGGGCAATAAGCCCTCCGCAAACGCAACAGGAGATAGAGCATGACGTATGAGAAATGTGTAAGAACTGTTAGTAAAACACTAAAAGACAGGGGTTTTGAATCCCACGAAGAAAAAGCTCAGAATATGTGTAGTATTTGGGCTGAGGAAAATGGTGTAGAGCGGGAGTTCGGTAGAACCACATCCGACAAAGATGTTCGTAGGTCATTCGCATTACAAATGCAAGAAGGCTCAGAAATGACATTTAACGAGGGCGATGGGGAGAATACCGTAACTTTTCCCGTAATCGCTATTACATCCGGTCCTCATGATTATGAGGAAGACGGAATTGAGAAAAGGGTTTACATAGAACCCAGTATGTTAACAGATGTAGTGGATTCCTTCAAGGAACTCCCTATTTATGTTGACCATCAACGAACGCCAGAGGATTTAATCGGCATGGCTACTGACCCTCAGGTTATCAAGATGGACAATGGAAAGACCGCAATTAAAATGTTAGCGACCGTTTCTAACAAATACAATCGCGGAGACGAAGCAATGAACAAGGTAAAAGACGGGGATATGACTCATGTTAGCATCGATTGGTTATCCAGCGATGTAGACGTGATGGGTGACACTTATGCCACTAACATTCATCCCACGGAGGTATCATTTATTGACAATGAAAAAATGGACCCCGTCTGCAAGGAGTGTACAATTGACAAGGAATGTGAATTACATGTGCCTGATGACGACCACGACTGTGGTTGTGGTGGACATACAGAAGCATGTGAATGTGAAGACGGGAAAACAGAGGTAGAAATTATGTCAGAAGACAAAGTAGAAACTAATGTAAAGTCCGATGCAGAAGAGATTGTCGAGCGTGAATTCGCTTCATTAAAGCAACAACTCTTAGAAGCTAATGCTAGTTTGAAAGAACAGCAACAAGCTTTCGAAGAGGCACAAAAGCAAATTGAAGCATTCAAAGAAGCTGAAGAAGAAGCAGTTATGAGAAAGAACGAACTTGTAAAGAACGTTATTTCCCGTGAAGTCTTACTTGGAACTCTATCTGAAGACAAATCTGAAACACGCGGTGAGGAACTCTCCGCATGGGATGAAAACAAGCTGACTGGATTCAGCGAGGCTTTAGCAGCAATGCCAGAGCCACAGGCTGACGTCGAACGTTCATTCGGAAAAGGAAAAGCTAACGAAGGTGAAGCTACTCCAGAAACCGAAAGAAAATTCGCTGTCAAGATGGTTAACGGCCGTATAGTCGTTGACAAAGATGTATTAAGAGGTGAATAAAAATGGCAACAGAAGTTTTGGTAAACGACGGTGGTGCACCAGCAAGGATTCTTCCTTACACAGCTGGTTCTGCACTAACAGCAGGTCGTGTAGTCACTATGGCTACCGACGGAGAAATTGACCATGCCGCCTCAGGTGCGACATACGTATTAGGAGCAGCATTCGTAGATGCTAACTCTGGAAACACAGCAAGTGTAATAACAGGCCGTGGAGTAGTCTTACAACTTTCCGTATCAGGAAACGTAGCAATCAGTCCGGGAACAACCCTAGACGTTGCTAACGCTGGTGCTGGAATTTTGCAAAGTGGAACTTCCAATAAGGTCGCTGTAGCTCTAGAATCAGTTACATCCGGAAGCGTTTCAACGATAAAATGTCAAATAATTAGGTGATTTAAATGGTTAACGCAACACCCGGTTTATTAACTAGCCTTAATACAGGTTCCGCAGACGGCGGTCTCGGAGAAAGAGTACTTATTGATTATAAAGATGCAATAATGGATTATAAGGTCACTGACCTTCCCGTTATGTCTTTCTTCGCAGAGTCTATGACAACCGATACAGGCGGTAATATTGATATTACTATGGCACGACCTTCCATGAAATTGGAAGAACTTGATGAGGGTAACACCCCACAATACCAACACACTAAACTACGCTCCGAGCGTATTGGAGTGAAAGAATGGGGTATTGCAGTTGGTGTAACCCGCAGAATGATTGAAGATTCAAGATTCAACGAAGTTGAGATGTCCTTGAATGAAGCTAGACGAGCAGTTGACAGACATATGACCGAACATGTAGTGAAAGTCGTATTCGGTGGAGCTGCAGATACTACATTCGGTACAATCGCAATTAACGCTGATACTTCAGAATCTGATATCACAACTTTCTCAACAAACCCATATGGTGGTTTCTTTGGAAGTGGTATGACCGCAAACGACATTGATGCAACAGGTTCAAGATTAAATTCTTACGGTAACGAAAGTTCCACAAGATTAATTAGAGACATGTACTTCAAAGCTGGGTCATCAACCGCTGGAGATATCGCAGTAAGCGATGTTTCAAACGCTATGGATTTAGTAGGTGCACACGGTTATAACGCTACGCACTTATTCATTTCCCCAGCACACTACAAGTCATTACTTGACCTTGCAGACTTCTCAACTGTCTTCTACGGAGGAGAAGGAGGAGCAGCAGGAGCAGTAAACGCTAGTGGTGGAGCAGGAGCACCAACAACCGCTTTACAAAATACTTTCTTGCAAGGTACTAACCAAACAGGAGTTGTAGGTAGTTTGTTTGGACTAACAGTTGTATCAAATGCATATGTACCTTCCGACAGATTCGGAGTTTTCGATTTGACAGTTAAACCTATGGTTTACGTCGAAAGAAGAGCTTTGACTGTGGAAGAAGCCAACCCCGGTTTCGGAATCGTTGGTTCATACATGTCCATGAGATATGGTTTAAAAGTTGTTAGACCAGAAGTTGGAGCAATCTGTATAAATCAAGCTTAGATAGATAATTGGATTATCCTATTTAAACACGCCTACGGGGAGGGGCTAAACTCCCCAACTTTATTATTAAGGTACCACCATGAGTAAATTTAAAAGAGTTTTAACCAGTCTTCCAATGAATGCGGTTCGAAAAGAAACCGTTGTCCAGTCTGGAGGAGCTGGAGGGACAGGTGGTACAGGTGGTACTGGTTTATCTGGTCTTACTGGATTATCTGGTATCTCAGGTATATCTGGTGTAGCAGGTACTAATGCTGGTACAGGTGGTACTGGTGGTACAGGAGGACAAGGTGCTCAAGGTGTATCTGGTGTTTCAGGTGTATCTGGTGTTTCTGGTGTTTCTGGTATTACAGGTAAGTCTGGTATAACTGGTGTAGCAGGTACTGACGGTACTGATGGTGGTACAGGTGGTACTGGTGGAACTGGTGCTACAGGTGGTACAGGAGCACAAGGTGTATCTGGTATATCTGGTATTACAGGTAAATCTGGTGTTTCAGGTGTATCTGGTGTTTCAGGTGTATCTGGTGTTTCAGGTGTATCTGGTATAACTGGTGTAGCAGGTACTGATGGTGATGATGGTGGTACAGGTGGTACTGGTGGAACTGGTGCTACAGGTGGTACAGGAGCACAGGGTGCTCAAGGTGTATCTGGTGTTTCTGGTATTACAGGTGTATCTGGTATTACAGGTGTGTCTGGTATTTTTGGTTCTCAAATACAATATCTTTTTAGTACGAGCATGGGTTCAACCCCTAATAGTACTTATTTTACTTTAGCCAATTCTATTTCAACTTCTAGTAATACTATTTATTTAAATTATACAGCTAATTCACCCAATACAAACATAAAAGATTATTTATTACTATGGGATGATGGTAATAGTGAAAACAACCCTCGTGGTTATTTAAAATTTCAAGAAGTAGGTTCACCCAATAATTGGGCTATATGGTCTATTAATAATGCGATTTCTGATGATGCTGCTGCAAGCACTTTAGGTGTGCCAGTGACATTATCTTCATATAATGGTAGTTTTGGTAATACAGATATCATTAATATTGATTGGTTTAGAACTGGTGATACCGGTGGTACTGGAGGTACTGGTGGTACTGGTGGAACAGGAGCACAAGGTGCTCAAGGTGTATCTGGTGTATCTGGTATTACAGGTAAGTCTGGTATAACTGGTGTAGCAGGTACTGACGGTGATGATGGTGGTACAGGTGGCACAGGTGGTACAGGTGCTACAGGTGGTACAGGTGGCACAGGTGTTACAGGTGTATCTGGTGTTTCTGGTATTACAGGTAAGTCTGGTGTTTCAGGTGTATCTGGTGTTTCAGGTGTATCTGGTATAACTGGTGTAGCAGGTACTGACGGTGATGATGGTGGTACTGGTGGTACTGGTGGAACTGGTGGAACTGGTGGTACAGGTGGTACAGGTGGTACTGGTGGAACAGGGGCACAAGGTGCTCAAGGTGTATCTGGTATTTCTGGTATTACAGGTAAGTCTGGTATAACTGGTGTAGCAGGTACTGACGGTGATGATGGTGGTACAGGTGGTACTGGTGGAACTGGTGCTACAGGTGGTACAGGAGCACAGGGTGCTCAAGGTGTATCTGGTGTTTCTGGTATTACAGGTAAGTCTGGCGTTTCAGGTGTATCTGGTGTTTCAGGTGTATCTGGTGTTTCAGGTGTATCTGGTATAACTGGTGTAGCAGGTACTGACGGTGATGATGGTGGTACAGGTGGTACTGGTGGAACTGGTGGAACTGGTGGTACAGGTGGTACTGGTGGAACAGGAGGACAAGGTGCTCAAGGTGTATCTGGTGTTTCTGGTATTACAGGTAAGTCTGGTATAACTGGTGTAGCAGGTACTGACGGTGATGATGGTGGTACAGGTGGTACAGGTGGTACAGGTGGTACTGGTCGTACCGGAGGTACTGGTGGTACAGGAGGACAGGGTGCTCAAGGTGTATCTGGTGTTTCAGGTGTATCTGGTGTCTCAGGTGTATCTGGTGTTACAGGTAAGACTGGTGTAGCAGGTAGTGATGGTGATGATGGTGGTACTGGTGGTACAGGTGGTACTGGTGGTACAGGTCGTACAGGAGGTACTGGTGGAACAGGAGCACAAGGTGCCCAAGGTGTATCTGGTGTATCTGGTATAACAGGTGTAGCAGGTAGTGATGGTGATGATGGTGGTACTGGTGGTACTGGTGGTACTGGTGGTACTGGTGGAACAGGAGCACAGGGTGGACAAGGTACACAAGGTGCCCAAGGTATATCTGGTGTTTCTGGAGTATCTGGTGTATCTGGTGTTTCTGGAGTATCTGGTGTTTCTGGAGTATCTGGTGTTTCTGGTATAACTGGTACAGCAGGAAATAATGGTGCTGCTGGTGGTACGGGTGGTACTGGTGGAACTGGTGGTACAGGTGGTACTGGTGCAGCTGGTAGTGGTGGTGGAAGTGCTCCAGTATTCGCAGGTGCAACCCTCGCACAACCACTTGAAGTAAATACAGCTTTAGGTCCCCAAAATATAACAGCTGTAGGTGCAGCTGGTCCAACAATATTTGATGTTCCAGATATGACAACTTTGGCTCCAGCAGGACAATTAGCATTTGTAGCTTCCAATGGTTCAACTTATTATTGTATGGCTTGGTCTACACCATAGATAACTTTAAATACTCAACTATCTTATTTATATAATATGTCTGAAGTGAAAAAGAAACGTTTCCATATTTTAGGTTTACCACACACAATTACATCTAAGTGGTGGAGCACATGTGCTTTTACAACAAAGGTTTTTAAATTGACAGAAATGTTATATGATTTAGGTCATGAAGTTATACATTATGGTTGTGAAGGTAATGAAGCTCGATGTAGCGAAGACGTAATAGTGATGAGCACTGAAAAGGTAAAGAATTATCCAGCCTTTAAAGTGTGGAAAGCTGAGCACGTTTATTATCAAGATGATGACTACCATGATGAATGGATGCGTAATTGCGCTGAAGAGCTTAATAAAAGATGTAAAGCTAAAGATTTTATTTTATGCCCGTGG